GTCCTTTTGGATTAAATAAGTTACCTAACCAACTCATTGCATCTTTTAGTAATGTTCCGTTGTTAAGTGTATCAGTGATTAATTCTTTTAGTGTTGATTTCCATAAGTCTGCAAAGCTACTAAAGTTTAAGTTACCTTCTACTAATCCATCAGCTAGTGTACTGTTAAAGTCTTTGTTAAATTTGTCTGCAAAGTCTTCAAAACCTTTACCAACTTCATCTGTTTGTTTTTTAATACTGCTGGTAGCTTTCTTTGTTACTTCACTTGTTTTCTTCATCTCTTCACGGATTCTCTTTTGTACTTTGGCATATTCCGTTGCACTTAAGAAACCTGCATCATAAGCCTTTTTAGCTAATTCAAGATCACTGTTGTGTTCTTTCATTTGTGTTTCTAGTGGATGTAATTGATCATATAACTGTGATGCAGCTTCTTTGAGATCTAATTTAGCTTGAGCATCTGCTTTTTGATTTCTAATAACTCTCATTATTCCATCATCATAATCTTTCATACTTTCTATTAGTCTTTGTGTTTCTGGATCAAGTGCAGCTAATTCTTGTTTGAATTTGACTACTGCTAAAGCCATTCTACCTGTTGTATCTTCACCAGCAGCTATTCTTTGATTTAATGTTTCAATTGTAGCGTTGATTTCTGCAATTCTTGTTTCTGTTGGGAATAGTTGTTCTTGTAATCTAGTCCACTCAGTTGCCCACTCACCTGCTGCTTCAGCAGCTATTTTTTGTGATTCAGCTAATTCTTTATTTTTAGTTGCTAAAGCTTCAGCCTGCGCTGCAGCTATTCTCTGATCTGAAGTAACAGTTTTTGTTGCTTCATCTAATGCGTCATTTTGTTCTTTTAGTAGTTTTGCACTTTCTTTTAATATGTCATATTCTTGACCTGCAAGTTTGGCTGCTTCAGCGGCAGCTGTTATAGTATCTGCTAATTCATCTGGCAGTGAGTCAAGTAATGCTTGTCCCATATCACCAGCTTTGCCTGTTACATATTCAATTGCTCCGCCTACACCTTCTGAGATTGATGCACCTATTTGTCTTGAGTTCTTTTCAAACTCTTCCATACCTGGTACAAGTCTAGCTATCCAGTTGTATGCAGCAATTAATCCATCAACAAAGTCAAAGAACTTTTCTTTCATCCATTGTACTGCTTTACCAAGTTTACCATACAAGAAGTTACCAAATGTTGCTAATGCACCGCCTAATGTATCAAGTACGGCTTGTACTTGTACTATTGTTCTACCTAATCCATTTTTAACACTTAAATAACCTACCAAACTTGCTACTGCACCAATTAGAAATCCAATTGGATTAAGTCTAAAGGCAATGTTTAATGCCTTCATAGCTGGTACAACTTTCCAAATCATTGATGCTAATTTTACTGCAACAAATCCTTTGGCTAATGTAACAAAGAAGTCAAAGTGTTCTACTGTAAATGCAACTGCATTACCTAACGCTTCAACGGCTGTTGCTAATGCACTACCTAATGCTTCTGCCATTTTCTCTATAGCTGCTTTGTTGTCATCTAAGAATCCTTTAACTCTGGCTAATTGATCTTTGAGTGTATCAAATAATCCACTTTCCATTGTTTTCTTCTTGAAGTCAGTCCAAGCATCACCCATCATGCTTATTTGTCCATCCCAAGTCTTAGCCATATCTGCTGTTGCACCTGCTAAACTTGTACTACCATTCTCAAATGCTTCACGGATCATGCGTTCAGTTTCTTCAGCTGTATATTCTACACCTTCTTGGAAACCAAGCATGCTCTTAACACCCTTTTCACGGAACATATCTGCGGCAGCAATACCACCACTAAATGCTCTTTGTAATTGACTTGATACATCTTGGAAACTCATTCCAGTAGCCGCGGCAATATCACCAGCCATATCTAGTGTGCTGGCTAATTGATCTACGCTACTTACTGTTAATAATGATGGAGCGGCTGCTGCCATATCTTCCATAGCAAATGCACTGCGTTTTGCTGCTGCTTCAACAATATCTAATGCTTGTGCACCTGACTTGGCGTTGCCTGTAATAAACTTTAACTGTACACCCAAGTTCTCAAACTGTGTGGCAGTATTCATAAAACTTTGTGCAAGTTTCATACTACCTAATGCTACACCGGCACTGGCTGCTAGTGTGCCCATAGTTTTTAATGCACTATTGGACTTTTTAGCGTTTGCATCTATTTTTTGTAATTGTTTATTGGTTTTGCTTAAGGCCTTTGAAGCCTTGTTATTTGCAACAATATCAATTTCATATCTACTAGTACCGCTCATAGTATTGTCATCCTTTTATTTTTGTTTGGTCTTTCTTAGTGCTGGTTCAACAATACCTCTGGGTGCTTGTCTGCTTGTAGGTCTTCCTTCACTTCCGTCCAAGATACTTGCGTATCCAACACTGTTGTCAAGTATCTTTTTTCTACTTGCACGGTCATTGATTTTTAATTTGTTTAACTGGCGCCACTTTCTACGGGCCGCACCAGTATCTATTGGCGTTGATGTGCGTAGGTTCTTTTCAAGGTCATTAACATAGTTGCCCCAATCAGCGTTAACTTGATTAAGAATGCCTTTGTAAACGCTTTTACTACTTTTACCTTTTAACATCACTACTTCCCTTTATTGGCGGCCTTTTGAGCGTTATTTCTATACTCATAGTATTTAGCCCACCCTTCTAATTCTAAATGTGACACATTCTGCATCACCCACTCAACGCTTTGACCTAAACTTTCTGCTACTTTGAAAATAAACAGTAACTCTAGATCTTCACTTAGTTTCCCAGGCTATTCTTTGCCTCTTCTTTAGCACTCTGCATAGCACCTACTACACGGATAATAACTTCTGGATCTACTTCTCTCATCATTACAATCTTGTCTGCATTTGAGAATATTCTTTTAGAATCCTTATCAAGTGATTTTTCTAGTAGAGTTTCTACTAGAGCTTCTACTGTTTCACCTTTTGAGTGTAATTCAAGTATCTTCTTTTCACTTGCAAATGTTGTTGCAGTTCTGAAATAGATTGTTGTGTCCCATTCTGGAACTTCAACACTTTTTAATTCTCCTGATAATGCACTTTTGAAATGTGCTGTTGCATTACCTAATACGCTTTTGTTTTCTTTGCTCATAATATATCTTCCTTGTTTTGTGTGTGATTAATATCACGGTTGTGTTAGCCTCTTAATAGGGGTACTAACTTTGTAATATTATGGGCCCGTTAAGACCCATAATAATAGTTTTACTTAAACAGTAATGTCTGTAAGTAGTTCACCTGTACCTGTAAAGCTCAAACTTACAGTTTGAACATCACCTAGTGCAACATTATTGTCAATGCTTGTGATAACTGCTGTACCTGAAAAACTCATAGTTCCACCAGCTACTGGGTAAAATACCACAGCTACCTCTGTACCAACAGCGGCATAGTTTGCTGCTTGTGGGTCTGCTGGATTATCATCAGTGAAGTTAGCGTCTGCTGAACCTTCCCATGATCTTAAACCAGCTTTATAGTCTTTCCAATCAACACCCATGTATGCACACTCCAGCGTCTCAGCTGACTGTGTGACATTCCATGAAGTTAACATTGCAATGTTTGTGCCTGCTATTGACAAAGCACCATCTTTTCCTGCGTAACAGTTTGACATAATTATGTCTCCTTATGTATTATTTAATTGATAACAGTATTCTGTTGTGAACACCATCCTACAACTGGCAAAAGGTGCACTTTCACCGGTTGTCACAGTCTCTACTCTTGAGAGCCTAATATCTTGTACAGTATTAGTTAATGTACGGTCTGCCATTAGTGTATTTTCAATAGCTTCCACAGCAATATTACGCTGTGTATCTCTTTCTCTTCCACCAACAACAAGCACTACCGCAATTTCCAACTCACCCATACGCTCTAAACCAGTTGCGCCCATAGTCATTGTAATATCAACTATTTCTTCATCTGTGCTTTCAACATATACGGCTGGAAATGCTGTTGCGGCTAATTCCTCAATCACTATAGGATCTCTTTGAACTTTGCCTAGTCTTACACTGCGTTGAGCTTTTAACAACTCAACTACTTTTACTAGTATATCTTCTCTGCGTGCCATTATCTATACAACCTAGTTTGACTTACTTGTCTGACATCTCTGTTTTGGTCAATTGAACCATCACCTTCAAAGTCATATTGTATACCTACACCAAATTGTAGTTCCCATTCTTCATTATAGCGTTCTTTGTAAAACTCTATTTGTTCTCTAAACGGGTCACCCTCTGGTCTAAATGTACTAAGTCTTGGTAGTATATAAGCATACAATGTATGATACACTGTAGTTTTAGTCCACTGTGCTTCAACTAACTTACTACTATCAAATTCAGTTCTGCTATAGAATTTGTTCCACCACTTGAATTGAATCATGTTAGTAACATCAGTCTGTGCCTTGGCCAGTTCTTCTGTCCAATCATCAACACCTTGTTTGAACACTTCTGGTGCATATTCTTCTAAATCTGTATTTGTAGCAAATGCCATTTAACTTCTCCTGTATTAGTTTGTTACAGGGCGTAGAGCCCTGTAACTAATGTCTAATAATATTAGACTGCGTCTTGTACAATAACACCGCGTGATGCATCAATAACTGCAACTTGGAAAGCCAAGCTAGAAACTATATCTGTTCCTACTGCAGCGGCTCTGCGTTCTGATTCTAACTTAACGCCACCTTGCATAGCAAGTCTCATAGCGTCTTGTGAGAATACTGCAAACTTAGTGTTTGTTAGTGTAGTGTTAGTATCATTTAATGCTGCTGAAACATAACAAGGAACACCTGCTAATGTACCAATGTAACCTGATCTCATAGCTGCGTTCTGAATGTCTGCATTAGCAAATGCTGATGATCCAATTTCTTGCATGAAGCTTGAATAAGCTGCTGCTGAAATTACACAGTTAAGTGGTCCTGTTTCACCAAAACTAGTTACGCCGTTGTCACCTTCACGGATTGTACCAATTGCTTTGTACAATTCATGCATTAGGTTAACACCTAAAGATTCTTGTGCTGTTAAGCCACCCATTGCTGCTGACACCATAGCATCTACCTTGGCTGCCACTGCATTACCCATTGTGCGTCCTAAATCAGCTGGATTTACGCCACCAATGTCACGCAAAACTGAGCGTGCTGCAATTAGTTCTAAGTCCATTGGTACTGCTGTTGCACCTGGCTTAAGAACATTTAAGTCTACGCCTGGATTTGCTTCAGCGGTAATTGACTGTGCGTCAACTGAATCTAGTTTTGCTACTTTAACTGAGTCTGAACCTGCTGGAACATTTACAGTTGGAATCAATACACCTGGAAGGTATAGTGAGTTTTCTTGTGCTGCAAAGATTGTTGCAGCTTGTGTTGGCACCATTAATTCCGGTAAAGAAAATCCTGATGCGTATTGGTTAGTTGTTGCCATAATATTTTATCCTTTTATATTATAAATCTTAAACCTTGCCTTGAGCCTTCAACTTTTTATAGATTTCTCTATGCTCAGGCCTGTTTAAGTCAAGTTGTGCTAAATCCAAACTCTGTGGATCAGCGTTATTTGTATTACCCGTAGAACCTGCACCACTTGGGCCGGCACTTTTGAAATAAGTGTTACTTGATAGGAACTCTTCAACTAGATTATCAACACTAAAAGGGTCAGCATTATCTGTGTACCTTTGTTTGCCTTCTTTGTCAGTAACTATTACAGTACCTTCAGAATCTAATTTAATGTTCTGTCTCAATAATTGAGCTACTTGATCAGGAGCAATACTTTTATTGCGTGATGCTGCATCAATTAATGCTCCATCAATCTTAATGCTTTCAAGTTCAGTTCTAAGTCTATGGATTTCTCCTTCTGACTTTTCTTTCTGCTTCTTGAGAACACCATTAAAGTCTTCCTTCTTGATCAGTGTCTCTTCCTCAACTTGCTCTTTCAAGCTCTTGAGTGCGTTATATTCATCTAAGTTAACATTTTCATATTTCTTGTTAACTTGGGCAATACGCTTGCCAATAAGATCATTTACTTCTTCTTGTGTAAAAGTCTTAGCGGCTTCAACCTGGGAGTCTGTATTTTGGCCTGTTCCTGTATCCCCAGTGTCTACAGTTTCAGTTTGTGTTTCCACACCATGATTATCAATTGTCATGTCAATATTCCTTTATTAAGTTTAGGGTTGGATACTAAA